CCTGATTACCGCTTAATGCTCCTCCACCTACAATAGAAACGATAGGTTGCGTAGTATATCCGCTTCCTCCGTTAGTAACGTTAATTGAAGTTACGGAACCAGATAATACAACACTAGCATCTGCACTCTCTCCTTCATACAACCAATCAATATTTCCAACAGTCTGTATACCAACTGTATGTGTAGGGTAAACAGTTGGTGATGATGTTCCCGCATTTAGAGATCTATACCTCCTACCGTTTATAGGAGCATTAGGATTTGTTGTATAATCTGTTTTTGGATACTGAACACGAATTCCTGATCCATATGCTGTATCTAACTTATATTCTTGTTCAAACTCTACACTAGGTGGGTTTGTGATATCATATCCAGATCCACCATTTACTTTCTCGATAGATTTGATACCACCGAACTTTGTCTTAATATTAGACTTAAATGAGAATAATGGGACGCCATTTGCACCAATACCAACTTGACCTACAGGAGTATCGGTTTTTTGCGATTTAATACTTGGTGAAAGAGGAATACGCTTCAAATATCTCTGGTTGCCAGGATCTAGGTCATCTGTGGCAAAAGGTCCTATCTTATGTGTTGGTATACCTGTACTAGCGACTATTGCATGTTCAGTTGACTTATATGTGTTCTGAACGTCTCCTGTAGTTCCTGATATTGCTAAATTGACGGATTGGTCGTCAGAACTACCAAATGCAAATTCTCTAGCAATATAAAACTCATATCCACTAATACCAAATGCAGGAGATGATGAAAAGACAAATTCAAAAGTAAAGTCGTCAACAATACCTACAACGGTGTGAGAATTGTTGTAAATGTCTTCTGGAGCATTTAATATTCGTACAGAGTCATTTCTAGTCAATCTGTGCTTCTCTGCTGTTACTATGGTGCATCTAACTGATCCATCGTTTGCAACGGTTCCTAGAGTCGCAGAGACGCCTCTGAGAGCACGTCTAACGTTGTATATAAACGAATCCCATATGGGATCAATACTATCGAAGCCAGGTGCAGCGGGTGTAGTGACTTTTGAGTCTGGTAAGTAATATCTTCCACCAGTATTGAGTATAACTCCCCTAGTTCCACCAAATATCTTTAATTGGATCTCAGAGTTGTCAATATTCGAGTTTCCATAGATTTTGAACGCAGCAAAGACTTCTTGACCCGCATCATGTGCTACATTGCTTGAATTGTCTCTTGCTCGACTACATCCAAGGAATTGTGTAACTGTTTTGTCGGTATAACTGATTATTTCGTCTTCTATCCTAAATTTACCGTTTGTCTCAGGCCATCCAAGTGTAGAATCGACTGTTACGATAGTATCGGTTAAATTAGCACCTAAATCTTGTGCTAGAGTTGTTTTATACGGAGTTACGAACGTTCCGACTGAATTATTGGTATCTACGTCAATTTCAAAGACAGATCCGCTTGGAGTGAAAACTTCTACGACTCCTTTTACGTAAATTCTTGCATATTGAACATTTGAGTCGTTTGGATCCGCATCTTGGTATAAAACTTGCCCTACAAGTTCAATTGGGTTGCCAGTTACAGGAGTTGCACGAATAATCTCTCTAGAAGTGTAATATGCGTCACTAGGTTTGAATATTCTCTCTCTAGGATAAGACACTTGAGACTCAACGCCAAAAAGTGTTCTTAGTACAAACTGAAATGACCTACTTGTGCCTTTTGTAGAGTAAAAGTCCTTAATACGTTTAATAACGGTGCTTTCTGTAACACCAGTTGCAAAATTCTTTGGATATGTGTTTAAAAACTGTTCTTTGAACTTCCCAAGCATGTAAAGTGGGAAAATATTGTTCAAGTTAACAACTTCTGTGCCAATAGCGTGTTCTGCAGCGACTGTACTCTCAAATTGGTATTCAGATACGCTTCCAACCGACTTTACAGCATTAAATCCTCTTGCACAGTCTTGGAAAAGTGTAGATCCCTTCTTTTGGTAGTAAATTATCTCATCATCTACTAATAAAAGTCCTTCTGACGGAAAATCACGTGTAGATTCAACGTCAATCGTTGTAGAAGACGTTGAAACAGCAGAAATTAGTGTTGTAGTGGTAACTAACTCTCCGTAATTGTCAATATTGTAATAATCTGACCAGTTTTGAATTATATCGAAGCAATATCCCTTTAATTCTTGCGATCTGTAGTATTCTTTGACAAAATCAATGAACGTAGGAAACTCTTCCCGTATAAACATCGGGAATTGTCCTTTTATATGGTTTGATATTCTAGATCTGGATTCTGGACTGACCTCAGACGGAACGGGTGGTTGTGTAACCGTCGTTGTGGGCGTTGTCCACGATCCAACTCTCCATGAACTATTTGTCATATTCGATTAATAGCTAGATTCTGGAATTACTCCTGTTCCAGATAGATTTGAACCACTACTGATAGTATCTTCTACTACAGTAATCACTGTGTTATCTATACCCATAGTAATATACGTTTCTCTCAAAGATACTAGGTCATTTGACTTCGGTGTTGCTTTGATCTGTAGTGTATCATTTGTTACACTAGTAGATTGTATTATCAAGTCATTAATTACAATCTCTCCCATATCATAATCTACAGATCCCCACAATCCGTCAATGTATTCAAACTCACCAGTTCCTTTAACATAGTAAAGTCTCAATGCTCCGTTAGCATCGTCATTTAGGAAGTAAGTATTGACATCATCACCAACAATCTTAAATCCACTAGACATTATAGATGGATTAGTAGATGTTTGTTGATTGATTCTATTACCATAACAGATTTTGTAGTTTACACGAGTGTTTAGATCTACAGAAATGTTCTTTCTCATTACAATTTTTGTAATGTTAGAGGTAATTGACCTTTCTGCTTGGTCAATGATGTTTTGGATCTTAGAATATTTGAATTTACCGCCAAATTTATTAAACTCACCACTAGCATTAAGTGCAGTAAGTGTTGTAATCACCAAATTCTTAACTTCTGCAGGAGTTTTACGTGTATTATTGGGATTGTAATACACAAAACTGTTCAAATCAATGTACAATATTGACGGATCAATGATTGTAGGTTGAATTGCAGCAATAGAATACTCTCTCAGTTTCTTCAAAACGGAATTTTTCTCAGAAAGTGATAATTTATCAGCATTTTTTGGTTTGATTGCCAAAAATACCTTGCCAAATTCGGGAGGTTCCGCTTCTTCTCCACCGTAACATGAGATTGATGCGACGTTTGGATAGATTTGCGGTATAATTGCTTCGTAATCCTGCGTAGAAACTGCTCTACCGAACGCAGAATAGAATTTTGGAGCAGAGAATTTGATAGATTCCGTAGATTCTGGTTCTGCACCGCCATCTGGGAACGAAATTGCGTTAATTGTAATGCCAGAAGTTATCGCATTGTTCAAATTATCACGGTAAGTTCCAATATTCTCAAAAACTTTCAGTCCATTTGCACCTCTTCCTGCAGATGTTGTGTATTTTACAGTCACAACGTCTCCATTTAACAGTGCTTTTCCTACAACACCGTCTCCAAATAGTATTTCTGGTATCTGATATTCACTTTCTTCTAGGAAAAATACCTTAGATGTAGAATCTATCTTTGTAACATCAGTTGCTTGTAGGTATTTTTCTGTAATTGTTCCAGAAGTTACCTGTACAATCATAGAAGATGTATCAACTCTTTCGTTTGTAAGTATAAATCTCTGTCTCTGTGATGTATTTTTTACAAAAGTATCTTGTAAGTATAGTCCCTCAAACAAAGTTACGTTCTTAAATGACGCAATTCCAGTCAAACTGTCTACAGATTGTGATGTATCAGTCGGAATTGAGAAAACAAAGTTGTTATTATCGAGTCCTGTGTAGTTCAAAACCAATCCTGCAGCAATCGTAACTGATTTTGGGTAAGGAAATGCTGTTTGTACTGAAATATCTACGACTGTTCTTGCACTTCTTGCTGATTTAGGAGTGTAACCAATCATCCTTGCAAGTTTTACGACGTTTTCACGCAAAACTGCGGTCTCTAGGAACCCTTCATTGACTGCAAGGTTGGCATTTACTGCTGTATAGTAAGTATTGTATGCTAAAGTGTCAATTAATACTGTAAGAGACGACCCTTCAAAGTCATAATCGCTAAATTGCGACTGTGACCTCAAATATTCTTTAATTTGTGCCTTGATTTCGTTAAACTCAAGACTATTAACTTGATTAAATGCCATTATGGTTTAAATATTACGCTAACATCATCAAATTTAGGATTAATTCCTAAAATCAAGTAACTGACAGAACAATTCAACTCATTTTGATCTTCAGTAAAGTCAACTTCTACAGAAACTGCTGTAACACGAGGTTCATGCACCTCTACTGCAGTCCTAATACGATTCTCCACCTCTATTCCTAATGTAGGGGTAGAGTTCTCAAATAATAATCCAATAATGTTACCACCGAAGAATGGATCAAAAGGTTTCTCGTAAAAATTATAGAGAACTATATTTTTCACAGATGCTTTAATGGCAGCTTCGTTCTTAAGTGACAGAATATCATTCGTCACTGCATTCTTTTCAAATGTAAGGGAAAAGTCTCTAAAAGACTTTGATATCAATGCCATTGAGAACGTAGTATACCTTCATCAATGTATTTATACTCGTTTCTCGAATGGTTTACGTTTTTTGCCTTGTCTATCACTACGAGGATCAGTAATTAAGTATCTACAATACTCATTACCATGATCGTAGAAGTGATCTGACAT